AAGCCACCATTAAAAGGCAAAAAGAACAAACGTCGAGGCTACAAAGAAAGCGATTGGCGTGAATACTGGGGAAGTTCAGATAGACTGAACGAAGATGTAAAAACTTTAGGCGAAAAAAACTTTACTCGTGAAATACTTTACTACTGCAAAAGCAGAGCAGAGATGAGTTACATTGAAGCACGAGAACAGTTTGATAGGCGAGTATTAGAAACAGACGAATACTACAACGGTATCATCAATGTAAGAGTTGGTGGTTCACAAAAACTACGCCAGGCACTACTAGAACACAAATAGGCTATATATTGAGCTTTGATTAAATCCAAGATCCAGCCGAGGTAATGCTCGTAGCCGGTGGTGTGGAATGCTCACGTGAAGAAGTATACGATAGGCTTTAAAGGAATGGGCTCTGAGAAAAAGCAACCCAAGGGTAAGTGTTTTCGCTTGTTAGGGAATAACTGCCTTCCGTTGATATGACGAAGCTAGAGTAGGGGGATACAGGTCAACCGCCTCCGACAACGAAAGTTGAATCTCTTTTAACAAGATGGCAGAAGCGACTCGAATGATGCTTAAACCATATTCGCCCGGCAACGGGCGAATTATGACTTCACAATCTGAATGATACTAAAAGCATATGCTTACGCACATGCCTTGTTTCTTACTAATCACAAATACATAATATGTGTTGAGTGATAACGAAAACACAGATGAACGAAAGTTCATCTTAAATGCATAAATAATAGTGTTAGTTTTAAGGATATCTCACAATGAAAGTCTATGCAATAGTAACTGAAGATGTAAATGAAGCACTTCCATTTACTCAAAAAGCAAAAATGATGAAACAAGCTAAAAAAGCTGCTAAAGGTGCTACCAAAGATGAAGCACGTCAAATGGAAGTTGAATTACTAACTTATTTAAAAACATCACGACAAAATCCAACTGTAGATGCTGTACAAAAATATTTTGATCAAAAAGGTTTAGGTAATATTGCTGCACCGATTATGAAAAATTTCCAAACTAAAACAATGAAAAAAGCAGCAAGTAGCCAAGCACGTCAAGACAAAGCAAGAGCAGCTGGTCAAGCAGCAGCAAAACTAGGCGGACTAGCAAAACAAGGTGCATCAGCAGCAGGATCAGCTATTGGCAAAGCAGCAACAGCAGCTAAAAACATGAGCGGTGTAGTTCCTAAAAGTCAAATCGGTGGTCCAGCACCGATGTTTAAAAGTGTACGAGCAAACTCAAGTATGTATGAAGCTGAAGGTCAAGATGTACTAACTAAAGGCGAAGTACGTAATATTATTAATCAAGTAGTTGCTAAAGGTTACGGTGGTGCTGCTGGATTTGACAAAAGTAAGTTTGCTCAAGATGAACCAAAGGCAACATTTAAGTCTAGTCAAGTAGATCCTGAAACACAAGCAGCTATTGATAAACTTAAAGCAGCTGGATATAAAATTACAAAATAATTACCAAAACGGTTGATTTGTTTTCTTTGCAGTCTCTAGATTCTCATTGATAACTTTTCCAATGACTTCTCTGTCTTCGGGAGATGATTCAAATATTTCACTCATCGAAATGCTGCCTCGCATGTACCAACACATTTTAAACAAACTATGCTTGATTTGCTTAACCTCATTACCGAGTTTGTCTACTTCTCTAAGGATCTTGTCAAGAGGCCACGATAAGATCCTTATGCGAAAAAACTTGATTGGTCAAACGTAATAGGTATTGTAAAGTCTTTAGGCGCACCTGCTTTTTGATCTTCTTCTGAGAAAGTAGCTTTAAATGGTTGTACAGAAAACTTTTTTCTTTCAGTATCAACATGAGATATTATTGCTTTGTACACACCTGCATCTGCATTTTCTAAAAACTCATTTATATGTTCTTTGTTTGTAACTGGGTCATCATCACCAACTTGAATTGCGGCAACTGTGTTAAAGATTTGTGTTACATTAATATCAGTTAACTTGGAAAAACTTTCTGCAAACTTTGCAAGTTTTTCTGTTTCGCTCATGTTGTCATCATTAACTACTCTAAACAATCTTTGTTCTTCAAATGTTTTTAAAGCAGTTTCTGTAAACTTTTTATAGGTCAATGGATGCAACTCAAATGTAAACTCATTGTGGTTTACAATAGGATTGTATTGCTGTGAAAGCAATCCATCTAAAATAGGACGTAGATTAATTTCAAATGTGCGTTCGTCATTCAACTCAGGCACATGAGTAGTTACTTCCATCATTTCGCCATATGTCGCTATACGCATAGCAAGTAAAATAGCATCAATGTCGATACTCGGAATATTCCATGCATTTTTTATATTTGGAAGACAACTTTGTATAGTCTGCACTGTGCTTTCGCCATTAAGCAAAGCATCAGGAGTCTTGATCATAATTTCATCTTTAGCAGTCATTGGCAAAACTGGATATTCTCCAGTCTCTATCTTTTCTAGAGATCCTGGAGCATAAAACATTCCTTGACTAGGCAAGTTAATATATATTTTTGCTTGTCTAAAATGTTTACTTAGTGGATTTGCATTTTGCATTGGTTTTCTCCGGATAAATACATTATATAACTATATATCCTTATAGTTAACTACGTATTTAACGATTTGAGATTGAATGGCAGACGAAGTTGAAATTATTAATGTAGGCGGACGTAATGGTGTTGCAAGTGAAGCAACACTAGACTTACTACTACGAGAGTTCCAAAAAAAATCCAGTAATAATAGCCAAGCAGCAAGAGATGCTGCAAGACTTCAAGCTCTGCATAATAAAGCAGTAAAGGACAGTACAACTGCGTTTGGAAAACTTAAAGATGCAACTGACGATCTTTCTAAAAGTTTTATAGGTCGTGTAGGAAAACAAGCAATATATGCTGGTGACAGGTTAGGAGACTTTGCTGAAGCAGCATTTGGTGCATCAAGTATACTTACAAGTATCGTTAGATACGGCGATGACACTATTGATACACTAAGAGGATTAACCAGTGTAGGTGCAAGTTTCAACAACAGCATGTTTGATATGATAGCTGCTAGTGCTAATAGTGCAATGAACATGGAAGATTTTGCTTCTTTAGTTCAAAACAACGCTACAACTTTAGCAACATTTGGTGCTAATGTAACCAGTGGAACACGATTATTAGGACAGTTTAGCAAAGACTTTAGACGAGGTGTTGGTAATGATTTGTTTTCAATGGGATTTACTATTGCAGATGTCAATGAAGGCTTAATAGGATTTTTAGATCTTGAGCGTAGAAGATCTAACGCTTCTTTAAGAACTGACAGATTATCTCAAGAAGCTGCAATGGCATACGTTTTAGAACTTGATAAGTTGACAAAACTTACAGGCGAAGAACGTGAACAGGTTGCCGAAAGACTTGCAATGCAAGTACAAGATGCTGGTGTTAGAGCTCAAGTCAATAGACTAGAAGGTCAAGCAAGAGCTAATCTTCAATCTAACATTGCATTCCTTGACAGTCAACTTTCAGGACCATTAGCTGATGCACTTATGGATTTAACAGATGGAGTTGCTCAAACTGACGTTGGTAAAGCATTAGCAAACCAAGTGCCTGGTATAACAGAGTTTGCTAGAAGAATGTTCAATGGTCAAGTAGGACTTGACGAAATGACTAGTGTATTGTTAGATCAAGTACAACCTGCACTTGAAAACTTTTCAACAACTACAGGAAAAGCAACATTAGATCAACTTAGAGGCAGTGGTGGTGTTGTTGGCGGAATGGTATCACTTGCAGATCAACTGTTTAGAATTAATCAACTACAAGATAGAAATGCTGGATTATCTGCAGAAGAACAAGCAAAAAGAGATAAAGTAACATCTACTTTAGGCGGCTTTGAACAAGCAATTACTGATGTTAGAAAAACAGTAGTAGATGCATTCCTTGATGCATCTACAGCAGCTGACGGATTGTTTGATAGTTTTGGCGAACTTATGACCACGATTGGAAATATTATTGCGCCAGAAGGAGTTGATGGAAGTATTCCTAGTTTTCAAACTAGTTTGAAAAACTTTATGACAGGTGCATTTGGCGAAGAAGGTTATGTAACAAAACTTGTTAGCACAATCAATACTACGCTTGCTGGAATAGATTGGGATGCAACATTTTTGTATATAGAAACTAAGTTTAATGAGTTTACAGGCTGGCTTGATGGACTATTACAAGTTTATAAGGCTGAAGGCTTTGGTGCAGCATTAGAACAAGCAGGCACTGATATAGTTAATACTCTACTCGACTTTTTCCTTGGAAAAATGCAAAATGTAGGTGGCGTTGGTCCTGATGCTGAATATAAAAGAGTAGGTGGTTTGTTTGCAGGAATGTACGATAGTATAATTTCTTTTATGGACGGAACTGGTGTATCTGACTTTATGCAACGTGTCTATGATACTATTTACGAATTCTTATTTAATCAAGATTCTAACGGTAAAACAAAAATGCAAACTTTTTTAAGCACTGTATATAACAATATCTACGGATTCTTGTTTGAAGAAGACGCCAGCGGTAAAACAAAAATGGAATCATTTTTAAGCACTGCATATGATTCTGTATGGGATTTTTTCTTTCCACAAACACAGACACAAGGACCTACCTTTTTTCAAAAAGTAGAAACAAAACTAAACGAACTTTTATTTCCTAATGCTCTATCAACTAAAAGTTTTGTAGATAATGTTGTTGAATACCTAAACAAGTTTATATACGGAACCAACAGTAGGCCAGACGGTACGGGTCGTATGACTGGAGGTATATTGTCTGGTATATCTGATGCAACTAACCGACTTCTAGAAGATAGTAGAGAAACATTAGTTTCATTGGCAGATACTATCAGTAACACTATACTCACAGTGTTTAATGAAAGAATACCAGAACTTATGGCTACTATTATAAACAGTGCGAAAAGTATATTAGGTGGTGGAAATGCAACTGTAAGCAGTATAGAAACTGGTGCCCCTATTGCAGGTAATCTTACAGCCGCAATTGCTCAGTCATTAGGATCTGATGCATTTTCGGCTAGGATTGATCCTTTAGCGTTTTACGGACAAATGCAACGAGCAGGCGGTATTGTTGGACTTTCGGAACTGGATGACAGGTACCAAACCAGAGGGTATCTAAACACTGTTTACGGAGAACTACAAGGACAAGGTTTAACATCAGACGATGCAAAACAACAAATACGTGACTCATTAAGAAAATTTATAACAGATAACTATAACGATACAGCAAGAGCAATGATGCTAGAATATTTAGAAGGTCCATTAGCAGGATTTATAAATGAACTACCTGCTTATAATATAGGTACAAATGGTTTTCAAAACTTTGGTGCCGGTACACCTGTAATGGTTCACAATGAAGAAGCCATTGTACCTAAAAACAGTCCTGCTGGTCAAATGTTAGAATCTTATTATAGTGGCAGTCAAGATCAAGTATCAATCAAGATAGATCAGTTAAATACTACTATGATGCAAGTGGTAAAACTTTTAGCTGCTGGTAATCAAATAAGCGAAAAAACTGCAAAAGGATTGAGGGGTATGACTACAGATTTTTATAGAGGAGCAAGGGTATGAGCTGGAAAAAACATTTTACGCCTGTTCCTACAAATATGAATACTACTGGAAGTTATTCTCCATTTTCGTTCAGTCGTGGAACAGGAGTTGGTCCAGCAGCAGCAAACTATAGCAGCCACTTGCCTGATGTTTATGTTGGTTCACCAAACCGTATTGAACGTTACGGTCAATACAATACCATGGACAACGATTCAGAAGTTAATGCTGCACTTGATATACTTGCTGAGTTTTGTTCACAAAAAAACAAAGAAAATCAAACTCCTTTTAAAATAAAATTTAATACTTCTCCAACTAACTCTGAAGTTCAAATCATTGGACAATATTTAAAACAATGGTGTAAAATACAAGAGTTTGAAAAAAGAATTTTTAAAATCATTAGAAATACTTTCAAGTACGGTGACCAGTTTTTTATTAGAGACCCAGAAACAAAAAAATGGTTTCATGTTGATCCTGCTAATGTAACAAAGATTATTGTTAATGAAAGTGAAGGCAAACGTCCAGAACAATTTATAATCAAAGATTTAAACATTGCTTATGAAGGATTAAGCGCAACTAAAATCAATACCAATAACGCATATGGTCCTGGAGGTAACCAACCGGGTTATCAAACACTTGATCAAAAATATATGACAGGAAAAACTCCAGACGCAGGCACAAGTCGTTGGGGTAACGAATCAAACGAAACAGCAGTTGATGCCAATCATATGGTTCATTTGTCAATGAGTGAAGGACTTGATCAAAACTATCCATTTGGCAACAGTTTGCTTGAAAGCATTTTCAAAGTTTACAAACAAAAAGAATTATTAGAAGATGCGATTATTATCTATCGTGTCCAACGTGCGCCAGAGCGCAGAGTATTCTACGTTGATGTGGGTAACATGCCAAGTCACTTGGCAATGCAGTTTGTTGAGCGTGTTAAGACGGAAATACATCAAAGACGTATTCCATCCAAGACAGGTGGTGGACAAACAGTTGTGGACAGCAGTTATAACCCGCTATCAATCAACGAAGACTACTTCTTTCCTCAAACTGCTGAAGGCCGCGGCAGTAAGGTTGAAACACTACCAGGCGGAACAAATCTGGGAGAGATTGATGACCTTAAATACTTCACTAATAAGTTGCTACGCGGCTTACGTATCCCTAGTTCGTACCTACCAACTGGAGCAGATGATTCAGCTTCACAATACAATGATGGACGTGTGGGGACCGCTTATATTCAAGAACTACGTTTCAACAATTATTGCGAACGTTTGCAAAGTTTGATTACTGAGGTTTTTAACAGAGAGTTTAAACTTTATCTAAATCAAAAAGGTTTAAATGTTGATGTTGCAATGTTTGATTTAGCATTACAACCACCTCAAAACTTTGCGAGTTATCGTCAAGCAGAACTTGACAATAATAGAATCTCAACATTTGCTCAAATGCAACAAATTCCTTTCATTTCTAATCGTTTTGCTTTACAACGTTTCTTAGGATTGAGCAAAGAGGAGATTGCAGAAAACGAAAAACTATGGAGAGAAGAAAACGACGAGCTGTTACAAGTTCCTGGCGATGACGCAGCAAGTCAACTTAGAGATGCTGGCATTTCTGGAAGTGATATAAGTGCTGATACAGAAAATGCACAAGGAGACGAAATCACTGGAGACGAAGATGTTGCAGCCGGAGATGAAACGTCAGTAGTAGGAGGAGGTGCTGAAGTACAACCTACAGCATAAATACATTATGATTTTACGAGAAATATATTACTTTGATAAAGAAACAATGGAACCAGTTGAAGATCAGCGTTATAACGCTGAGGACGATGAATCAATTGTAAAAATCGATGATACACGTAAAACTAGACTTACTCTAAAAGATATCAATAAAGCACGTAGGGCTGATGATATGCACAGAAAAGAGGCGCAAAAAGATTTAGTGCATATTAGACAAATGTATGGTATTGCAGCACAGCAACCAGAGGAAACAGTGTAGGAGTATCATTTGGTTAAAAAATATATACCTGGCGAAACCAAAGAACAACGAAAAGCCAGGAAGCGCCTAGAAAAAGCCCGTTTAGAACAAAAAGAAATACAAGAAATAGCAGAACGTCCTAGTATGATTATCGGACGCACAGCATTTGTGTTGGGTAACGGAACTAGTAGAGAAGAAATAGATCCTGTATTTCTTAGACCGCATGGAAGAATATATGGGTGTAATGCATTGTATAGAACATTTAACCCAGATTATTTAATAGCAGTTGATACAAAAATGATTCGTGAGATAACACAAAAAAACTTTCATTTACAGCATGGAAATGTATGGACTAACCCAAACAAATATACTAGAAGTATTCCAGGTTTAAATCTATTTAACCCTAACTTGGGATGGAGCAGTGGCCCGACTGCACTAAACTTAGCAAGTAAACACGAAAATGATATTATATACATTTTAGGATTTGATTACGAAGGCATTGGTAATAAAAAAGAACTTGTAAACAATCTTTATGCAGGAACAGAAAATTATAAAAATAAAAACGATAAAGCAACATATTTTGGTAACTGGTCTCGTCAAACTATGACAGTATTAAAACAAAATTCTAATACTAAATATATCAGAGTTGTAAGAGATAAGGATTATTTTTTACCAGAAACTTTACAAGGAATACCAAATCTAGAGCATGTAACAGTAAAAGATTTTAAAAAAACATTCAGTATTTCTTAATCTACATAGAAAATGAGCTCAAACGAGCCCATTTCTACGTATATTTTCCTAAAAAGTGTAAATATAATAGACAGCCTTGACAATAAAGGAGAATGACATGACTGATCTAAAAAAGTTTGAGGAAATGCTTGAACGCCTAGTCAATGAAGACAGAGAAGGTGCAGAAGAGCTATTCCATGAAATCGTGGTAGAAAAATCACGTGAGATTTACCAAAACATCATTGAATCAGATGACGAAGAAGTTGATGAAGCAACAGACGAAGAAGTTGATGAATCAGATGATGAAGAAGTTGATGAAGCAACTGATGAAGAAGTAGACGAAGCAACTGATGAAGAAGTAGACGAGTCAGAAGATGACGATCTAGATGAAATGTTTGGTTTAGACGAGCTTGACATGGAACCAGAAATGGGCGGCGACGAAACCGACGACATGATGGGCGACATTGAAATGCCAGATGGCGATGATGACGACGAAGAAGGCGACGACGAAGAAGGCGAAGGCCCTGAAGCAGCTATGGCTGATTTAGAAGCAGCATTCCAAAATCTTCAAGCAGAGTTTGAGAAAATGATGGGTGACGACGACGGAGATGATGACGACGAAGCCGAAGAAGAAGCATTTGCATATGAGTCAGAAGAAGAAGTTGATGAATCAGATGATGAAGAAGTAGACGAAGCAACCGATGAAGAAGTTGATGAATCAGATGATGAAGAAGTTGATGAAGCTGTACAAAAATCAGCAGCAGAAATCATGCGCGAATATGCTAACAAAATGGCAGATGAACCAAAAAAAGGTGACAATGGCGCAAATGCAAAATCAGTAGTTGCAGGTAAAAACGATATGGGCGGAACAGCGTCAAACATCGTAGCTGGCGGTGAAGCTGACACAGGCGGAACAGCAGGCGGCTTAGCAGCACCAACTACAAAAGAAGATAACGCAGGTAACAGAAATGTTAAAGGCGGTACAAGTGCCAAATCAGGCACTAAAACAGAACCTGGCCACGGCGCTGAGAAAAAGGGCAAGCCAGAGAACGCAGCTAATAAAAAATCACCTATTGGCAGCTAAAAAGTAAGGACTGATAGATGTTTCAACTACGTGAAAATCTAAGTTTTGACCAAGCTAGAATGGTCGTTGAGTCTGCCAACGAAGGCAAAGATCTTTACATGAAAGGTATTTGTATTCAAGGCGGCGTTAAAAACGCTAATCAGCGTGTTTATCCCGTAGAAGAAATTGGCAGGGCTGTCACCACGCTCAATGAGCAGATAGCCGGTGGATACTCAGTTTTAGGCGAAGTAGATCATCCTGAAGGACTTAACATAAACCTCGATCGTGTATGTCACATGGTAACAGAAATGTGGATGGACGGTCCAAACGGTTACGGAAAATTAAAAATCCTACCTACTCCGATGGGAGGCCTAGTTAAAACAATGCTAGAAAGCGGCGTTAAACTAGGTGTCTCATCTAGAGGAAGTGGAGAAGTTGACGGCAGCGGAAACGTTGCCGGATTTGAAATAATCACTGTGGACGTTGTGGCACAGCCCAGCGCCCCTGGTGCGTATCCTACACCTATTTACGAACATATTATGAACGAAAGAGGTGGATACAAGGCATTATTAACTTCTAAAGAAGTAACAGGCGACCCAAAGGCAAAAAAATATATTAAAGAGAGTCTATTAAATATAATAGACAGGCTCCAATAAAAGGAGAAAAAAATGGAAGCACTTAAATCCCTTTTAGAGAGCGAAGCAATAACCGAAGCAATGGCTGCCGAAATTCAAGAAGCTTTTGATGCAAAAGTCAAAGAAAATCGTGTAGCTGTTACTGCTGAGTTGCGTGAAGAGTTTGCAAGTAAATATGAGCACGACAAAGGTGTAATGGTTGAAGCTGTTGATTCACTAGTTACAGAAAAACTAGCTGAAGAAATGGCAGAGTTCCACGAAGATCGTAAACAACTTGCAGAACAGAAAGCAAAATATGCAGTTGCAATGAAGGAAAATGCAAGTCTGTTACAAAGATTTGTTACTGAAAATCTAGTAAAAGAAGTTAACGAACTACATGAAGACCAAAAGGCTATGGCTAGTAAGTTTTCTGTACTAGAAGAGTTTGTTGTAGAACAACTTGCAGGTGAAATTGCGGAGTTCCAAGAAGACAAAAAAGACCTTGCTGAAACAAAAGTACGTTTAGTACGTGAAAGCAAAGACCATTTGAATAAAGTTAAAACAACTTTCATTCAAAAAAGTGCTGCAATGATTTCTGAAACTGTTGAAAAAGCACTAACAGGTGAAATATTACAGTTGAAAGAAGATATTGACTCAGCACGTCGAAATGATTTTGGACGTAAGATTTTTGAAGCATTTGCAAATGAATATATGTCATCGCATTTGAATGAAAAATCTGAAACACAAAAACTATTAAAAGTTCTTGCTGCTAAAGATCAACTACTATCAGAAGCAAAAGATTTAGCTAACAAAGCTAAAGATATTGCAAAAACAAAAGATGCTGAAGTAGCTCGTTTAGTTGAAGCGCAAGAGCGTACAAAAGTAATGAACGAGTTGGTTGCACCATTAGGTAAAGACCAGCGTGAAATCATGACAGATTTACTGGAAACAGTTCAAACGAAGAAACTACGTGAATCGTTTGACAAATACCTACCATCAGTTATTGATGGTAAGAGCCCAGCAAAGCAGAAGGCACCACTTACAGAAGGCAAAGAAATTACAGGCAACAGAAAACAAAAGTTCAGTAATGAAGCAGACGCAGTTGACAGAAATGTTATTGATATTAAGCGTCTAGCTGGATTATAAAGGAGAAACATTATGTCAGAACTATTAGAAAGTCGCTGGCAGGAGACCAAAGGTGCCCTTGTTGAAGGCCTTTCAGGCAACAAAAAAGCTGTTATGGAAACAACTCTTGAAAATACTCGTAAGCATTTGATGGAGACAGCAACAGCGGGTGCAACTTCTGCAGGTAACGTAGCAACACTTAACCGTGTGATCCTACCAGTGATCAGACGTGTTATGCCAACAGTGATTGCTAACGAAATCGTTGGTGTTCAGCCAATGACTGGTCCAGTGGGTCAAATCCACACACTACGTGTACGTTATGCTGATAGCTATACAGGCACGTCAGGCGGCAGCGCAGCAGCTGGTGAAGAAGCTCTATCACCATTTAAAATTGCTGAAGGTTATTCAGGTAATGCAAATGGTAAAGCAGACGCAACAGCAGCAAAAGAAGGTGCAGCTGGTAACAGACTAAGCATCCAAATCTTGAAGCAAACAGTCGAAGCCAAATCACGCAAACTAAGCGCACGTTGGACATTCGAAGCAGCTCAAGACGCTCAGTCACAGCATGGTATCGACGTAGAAGCAGAAATCATGGCAGCACTTGCTCAAGAGATTACTGCTGAAATCGACCAAGAAGTACTACGTAGCCTAAGCACACTAGCAGGCACAGGTACAGATACATACAACCAAGCAGCAGTTTCTGGTACAGCAACATTCGTCGGTGACGAACATGCAGCACTAGCGGTTCTAGTTAACCGTGCAGCAAACCGCATTGCACAGCGTACACGCCGTGGTGCAGGTAACTGGGCAGTTGTATCACCAGCAATCTTAACTGTACTACAATCAGCAACAACTTCAGCGTTTGCACGTACAACTGAAGGTTCATTTGAAGCACCAACAAACACAAAAATGGTTGGTACACTAAACAACGCAATGCGCATTTATGTTAACACATATGCAGACGACGACGATGTACTTGTTGGTTACAAAGGTTCATCAGAATCAGACGCAGCAGCGTTCTACTGCCCATACATTCCGTTAATGAGCAGTGGTGTTGTTCTAGATCCAGATACATTCGAGCCAGTCGTGAGCTTCATGACTCGTTACGGTTATGTGGAACTATCAAACACAGCTTCGTCACTTGGTAACGCAGCTGACTACCTAGAAAAAGTAGAAGTTACTTCAGGTAACCTAAGCTTCAGCTAAGTTATATTTTTTATAATAATAAAAAAGGCCCTACGGGGCCTTTTTTTGTGATATATAGTTTTATGAAAACACTATGGACATATGGTTGTAGTTGGACACAAGGTTCGTGTTTAGAAGATAACAGTATATTTGAAAACAACGATTGGGATTTTGACGAATATAAAACAAGCAAATACAGTTGGCCAAGTATTTTATCAACTGAGTTAGGAATGATTTGCAAAAACAAAGGCGCTGGCGGCAATAGTAATCAAAAAATATTCCAAAATATAATAGACGATTGCGATCAATGGCAAAAAAATGATATTATTATTGTTATGTGGACTGGTTATTCAAGATTTTTGTTTTATCAAAATATACATGGAACTAACTTAAATCCTAATATAGATAATATTAGTTTTTATCAGTCTTATTTAAAAGAAGATTCTAAGTTAGATTACCTTGATTCTAAATATAAAACTTTATATTATATGAAAACACTTGATAAACTACACAAAAATACAATACAAACTTGTGTAGACTTTGGAAACATTGAACTTAAAGAATTAAAAGATATAAACTTTTATCAAAATCCTTACACTAACGATTACAAAGCACTGGATAACGAGCATCCTGGACCAGAATGGCATAAAAAAACAGCAAGTTTTTTAAAAGAGATTGTAAAATGAAACAAAATATATTTTCAGTTCCTATATATGTATCTCAAGTAGATATAGAGGAACAAACTTTAATAGAACAAACAATGTTAAACACAGATTTTGATTTTATCAAAGGCAGTGATTTTGGATTAGAAAGCGATGTTCAGATTACACACTTGTATGATAACTTTTTTGAGCATGGAGATTTTGAGTTTTTTAAATCAGTTATGCAAAAACATTTATCAAAGTACCTAAATGAAGTGCAAAGTGAGATTTTAAATTTTGAGATAGACACTGCTTGGATAACCAAAACGTTACCAGGAGAAGTAATAACACCTCACAATCACAGAGATGCTGACATATCCTGTGTTTACTATGTGCAAACTAATGGCGAAGATGGAGATCTTGCTCTTTATAGTCCTAATCCAGCAATAGATGCAAGTAGATGGATTGATCAAGGAAGTATATACAAAATAAAACCAATACCAGGACAGATTGTATTTTTTCCAGCCTGGTTATTACATTCAACAACTATAAACAAAACTGATAATGAAAGAATTAGTGTTGCAATAGATTTAATAGAAAAAAAATAAAAAAGTGGTTGACCTTTGTGTATTCTTTTGCTATATTATAAACATAACAAAGACGACGGTCTGAGTTAGATAGTGCAAGGAAACGCTGCTTGGTAGAGGCAGTAACTTGGCTAGTAGTTGTAGTGACAGCGCATGAGCAAGGAGACTTGAAGATGTGTTTTTGG